CTTAAAAATTTCTCCAGGGGTAATTTTCTGAGGGGCTTTAGGTACAGATACTCATCTGAGTCTCCTGTGAGTGCTTAAGTTTCTTAAAATAGAAATTTAGGTATGATGATAACTTGCCCATTAAACCCGCTACCTAAAGCCACTCAGAAAGTTACTAAAAGATATATAAAAGGTGGGCAAGTTAAATGAGAAGTTATAGTGAATTGATTAAAATAGAGAACTATTACGATAGAATAAAGTATTTACTTCTTAACGGTATACCAATAGAAGAAACTTTTGGGTCAAAGAGATGGCTTAATCAAATGTTGTATACCTCTGATGCTTGGAAAAAAGCCCGCAGGGATACAATTATTCGAGATGGCGGTTTGGATTTAGCACATAAGGATCATCCATTAGGAAATTATATAACAGTGCACCATATAAATCCTATATCCATTGAGGATGTTGAGAATCATTCACCAGAAATATTTAACCCGGAGAATCTTATAACAGTGTCACCAGATACACATCGACTGATTCACTATGGTAAAGTAGAGGATGTTAGTATGATGGCTCTTTTTTCTGTAGAAAGGCAGTCGGGAGACACTAAACTTTGGTAAAGGAGACTAGACATGCCGTTATCTAATACTGCAACGCCAAAATATTACGGTATGTTTCGTGATTCCGTAATTAGAGGGCAGACTCCTGTCTGTGAACAGATAAGTTTGCAGATGAACAGGATAGACGAACGAATAAGGGATCCAAGATTCTACTATGATCCAGATGCAGTAGAGGCTTGGATAAATTTTTGTGAGAGTGAACTAACCCTAACCAATGGCGATGACCTACACATCCTTGATACATTTAAATTATGGGGTGAAGACCTTTGGGGGTGGTATGAGTTTGAACCAAGATCTGTATTTGTACCAGATCCATCAGGTCATGGTGGTAGGTATGAAAATCAGATGGTTAAGAAAAGACTCACAAAGAAACAATACATTATAGTTCCTCGAGGTAATGCAAAAACAATGTACAGTGGCTGTAACCAATGCTACGGTCTGGTTGTTGATCCAGATACAACATTGCAAGTTACAACCGCACCAACTATGAGACAGGGCGAATTACTGCTCGGGCCAATAAGTACAGCAATTACTCGAAGTAAAGGACCTGTGTTTAAGTTCATGACAATGGGTAAGAAGCACAATACTAGAGGAACACAAAATGATAAGAGAGCTCTTGATACTACAAAGAAAGGTATTGAGAATCATTTGACAAACTCACTTCTTCAAGTACTGCCAATGAGTATTGAAAAGTTACAAGGACTGCAAAATAAATATTCAACAGTCGATGAATGGCTTTCTTGTGATATACGAGAAGACCCAATAGGTGCTCTTGAACAGGGTTCTGGCAAAACAGTCGATCCTTGGATTATAGCAACTTCATCTGAGGGAACTATAAGAAATGGCATTGGAGATACTATTAAGCAGGAGTTAATGCAAATCCTAAAGGGCGAATACCAGAACCCACACGTATCTATTTGGTGGTACAAAATGGATGATATAGCAGAGATCGCTAATCCAAATCTTTGGGTTAAAGCATGTCCTAATCTTGGAAAGACAGTACAGTATTCCGATTACCAGGATGAAGTTGAGCGAATGGAGAAGAATCCCTCTGCAAGAAACGATATCTTGGCAAAAAGATTTGGTATTCCAGTTGAAGGTTATACATACTTCTTTACATATGAAGAGATTCTCCCACATAGGGAAAGATCTTATTGGGGAATGCCATGCGCTATGGGTTGTGACCTGTCACAAGGCGATGACTTCTGTGCTTTTACATTTCTCTTTCCACTTCAAACAGGAGAGTTTGGCGTTAAGACAAGAAGTTATATAACCGATAGAACATTTAATCTTCTTCCATATGCTGCAAGACTTAAGTATGAAGAGTTTCTTAGAGAGAACAGTCTCGTAGTCATGGAAGGTACAATTCTCGACATGATGCAGGTGTACGATGACTTAGATGCTTTTATACTAAGTAAAGATTACGATGTCAGAGCAATTGGATATGACCCCTACAATGCTACAGAGTTCATTGAAAGATGGGCAAAAGAGAATGGACCTTTTGGTATTGAGAAGGTTATTCAGGGTGCTAAGACAGAATCAGTCCCATTAGGTGAGATCAAGAAACTTTCAGAAGATAGGGTACTACTGTTTGATGAGTCATTAATGTCCTATGCAATGGGGAACTGCATTGTACTTGAAGACACTAACGGAAACCGAAAACTTTATAAGAGAAGACATGATCAGAAGATAGATAACGTCGCTGCTTTAATGGATGCTTTTATAGCATTCAAGATTAACAAAGAAGCATTTGATTAATTTCATAATCGGGAGGTTTTTATGCCAGATGACAGGAAATGGGTTGTTACAATGCATGCAACCATATTACATTCAGCTCCAGTTAGGAGCTCTACGGTTGTCTGCCCCGTTCCTGGAGGCAGAAAACTTTTAGTAGCAGAAGATTACGGTGAAACCTGGACTAAAGTAAAATACAAAAGAATTAAGAAAGATGATACAAGGATATATGTCGGTTATATTCGTAATGATAATCTTATGAAAGTTTGAGGTAATTTGCAATGGACGAATTATACATAATGCATTATGGTGTTGGCCACGATGAAGGCGGTCATAGCGGTAGATATCCGTGGGGATCGGGTGAGAATCCTTATCAAGACATTAGGGCCAGAAAAAATATTTATAAATATATTAAAAAGAATCAAATTGGTGGGTATTTATCTACTAAACACGCAGAAAAATTATATAAGAACAAAACTCTTAATGATATATTAAAAGATGACAATATAAGAAAAGCATTTGGTGATCTTGATAATGCAAATGACGGACCTGATTATATAGATAATAAGGAAGTTCGGGATAGAGCACTAAAAGCTTTTAAAAGAGACTTTAAAAGAGAGCCTGACTTAACTGATGCACAAGATGTTAAGGCTTTTGATTATATGATGGATGATATATCAACAAAATCAAGTTCATATAAAAAAGAAGTAAAAGACTTTGAGAAAAAACATGGTCTGACATATGAAACTGTCATGAAAAATATAGACGAAGCATCAAAAAAAGCAGCAATAAAGTTTTGTGATGATATGGCCGATGTTAAAGTTGCTAATTTTAAATATTCACCAACGTATTCTGAAGTATTGGCTTTATATATTAAAAATCTAGGATATAGGACATACGGAACTGTTTCTTAATAAGGAGGTGTTAACCATAGCTAAGGCAAAGCGACCGCCCGCGCAATCGCCAAAAGAGCAAGAAGATAGATGTATAGCATTGGCAATGGAACTGGCGGAAAAGAAACTTAGCGACGGCACCGCCAGCAATCAATTGATAATACATTATCTTGATCTTGCCACAGAGCGGGAACAACTTAAAAAGGAGCAGATGCGACAAGACATCGAGCTTACTAAGACAAAGAACGAGGCTATTAAGTCTCAGGAGAAGGCAGAAGAGATGTATGAAGAGGCTATTCGTAGTCTTAAATCCTACCAAGGACCGAATTTTTCTTAAGGAGGATCAGTCATGTCTTTATTAGATTCCAGCATCTTAAATGATGTCAAAAAGGCTCTTGGCCTTGAAGGAATAGATAACTTTGATACAGATGTTATACTATTCATAAATTCTGCATTAAATAATCTTACTTTAATAGGTGTTGGCCCTGATACAGGCATGACAATTGACGGAGATACCTCAAAATGGTCAGATTTCTTTACAGATCCAAGACTTTCAATGGTTAAGGAGTATGTTTATCTTACTGTTAAACTTTCGTTTGATGGAAATGGATCTGCAACACTTATGCAACAATATAAAGATAAACGAGATGAGCTAGCTTGGTATATAAGAGAATTAGCTGATCCTGATAGACACGGATTTGATTTAAAATCGGAGGAGAGTTAAGATGAGTAGTTTGTTTATTCTTCACTATGGAATAAAAGGGCAGTCCTGGGGAAATAGACGATACCAAAATGCTGATGGATCACTTACAGCACAGGGTAGACTACACTATGGTTATGGTAGTGGACAGCAAACCGCTATGAGAGCCCAACAGTATGGTTCGCCTAAGCAGAAGATAGGTAATACCTCAGCGTACGAAGCTCAGAAAAGAGGTACCCAGCAGAATTCTCCTGTATATCAGACTAGAAAAGGAACAGTTCCAAAATCTGGAATAGCATCACCAGTTAAGAGAACTAATACTAAAGGTATGAGAGCTGGATCCGCAAAAAAGAAAACATATACTAATACTGGAACCAAGAAGACTCAGGCTTTTAATACAAAAGCTGCCGATGATGCATATAAGCAGACTTCTCAAAATAAGAAAGACTCAAAAGATCCATACAAGACACTGCCTAGAGATGATGTTAAAGGAAGAATTTGGATTAATCCAACAGATGGTAAAGTTAATTCAGGACTGGCAGATTTAGCAGATTTCGAATCAGAAGAGGCCCTTCTTAAACATATAGAAGATATGAAAGAAGATGGTGGTTTAGGTCTTTTTCTTGGTGAAAACTTTGGTATTGGTGAAGATAACTGGAAAGATTCAGACTATGAGAAGTTGAAAGGACAGCTATTGGAACAATATCGAGATGTCCAAAAGACACTTGATAGTATGGATATGGATTGGCAGGAACAACTAGAGATGGAGGCACCTGGGATTTTTGATGGAAAGAATCCCGATATCGCAAAATCTTTAGCTAAGAACTTTACCAAAACGATGCAATCTCTTGGAATTGATGTTTCACACATGAGTAAAAAGCAGAAAATCCTGGCGAAAGCAATCGCCGCAAGAAACGCGAGGGCTGAACAATGAATGACTTATACATAATGCATTACGGTGTTGGCCATGATAAAGGTGGTCATAGTGGTAGATATCCGTGGGGTAGTGGTGAGAATCCTTATGGTGGTAAGAAGAAAATCACAAAAAAAGACGCCAGTCAATTTACAAAAAGAATAATGACAACAAAACAAAGTGCATTTAAAGATCCAACAGCATATGTAAATTATTTATCATCGTCTAGCACTTTGACCGAAGTTGCTGATCACCCAGAATGGATACCTGGTTTTGATCATGATACTAAATGGACAGATAAGAATATTAAAAAAGCTATGGATTATTTATGGAACGATGTCCAAAATTTTAGAACAAATATTGAACCTTTTTATAACAATTATAAAAAAGAGGCTGAAATTCAGACAAAAATACTGGACGATTTTATTAAAGAGTATGATATAAGGGATTTATATGATTTAAAATCCGTAAACAAGGATTGGCAAGCTGCCAAAAATCACATTGATGAATATTTAACGGCGATTGCGGAGGATAACATAGAAACATTCCCGGATACAGCATATGAGTTTCTTACAAACTCGTTTAAAGAAATTGTAGGAGGATCCAAATGAGTTTATACATAATGCATCACGGTGTTGGCCACGATAAAGGTGGTCATAGCGGTAGATATCCGTGGGGTAGTGGTAAAAACCCTTATGGCGGACAAGGGACAAGGAGACTCGATAGAAGAGCTACGAAGTTATTATATAAAGATGTTACTGATTATAAGCAATCAGATATTAATCTTGATAACTCAAAAAATAGAATATATAAAAAGTGGGCTAGAGACATATCTGGTTTAATAGGAAGAAATTATACAGATATGAGATTTAATCCAAAAACAATTGTTGAAAGAGGGGATGATATATCTGCAGCTAGAGTAATGTCTGATCCAGAATCTGAAAATATTCTTAGAGAAAGAATTAAGAGTGATCCGAATTATAAAAAAGATTTAGATGAAATGAGACGTGGATATATTCAGGTAGTAAATGATACTGAGGAAACCATTAAAAAATGGGCAAATCATTACGATCTTACTAGTCTTAAAAAGGGGAAAGTTAGTGCCCAGCGAGAGCTCGATGCACTCATTTCTCTTACCGAAAAAGGTAAATATTATACTGGATTAAATCCAAAAACAGCTACAGATGAAGAGTTTGGTGATTATATAATTAAACAGTTTAGAAGAAACGGTGAATCTTATAAAAATTCATATAATCGTCAAAGGGAACAGGAGATACAAGAAATGGCATATGATTCAATAAATGAAGTTAATAAAGTATTAAGAACTTATTTATAAAGGAGCCAACAAAATGGCAAAGATCATTGACTACATAAAACACTCTTGGAGTGCCTTTAGATCTCAGGATGCCCCTGATGAAACAAAATATGTTTCTAGATCCTACAACCCAACTATATCAGATTCTAATCCTTCAAGAACTAGAATTAATTCATACAATGAGAGGTCTGTAATAGTATCGATTCTAAACAAAATAGCTGTCGATGTTTCTCAGATAATCTTTTATCATCAGACAACAGAAGAATCGGAGGATGGATACGAGTATAAGTTAAAGGTTGATGATAATCTTACAAATATTCTTAGTTATGAAGCAAATATTGATCAAACTGGACCAGAACTTATAAAAGCATTGGTGTTCAAAATGCTTGATGAAGGATCCGTTGCTTTAGTTCCAACAGCAACAGATAAAAATCCACTTAATACTGAATCTTATGACGTTGAAGAATGCAGAATCGGTACGATCGTTGGTTGGGCTGAAGATTATATTAAGGTAAAAGTATTTAATCCTAAAAGACAGGATTACACTCAGGTTTTGTTACCTAAAAAAATAGTTCCGATAATAGAAAATCCATTCTATGCGACAATGAATGAACCAAGTTCAGTTTTTCAGAGACTCGTTCGAACTCTTAAGACTATAGATAGACTTAATGATAAGAATAATTCATCTAAACTGGATTTAATTATTCAGCTACCATACGCAGCACGTTCATCAGCAAAAAAAGAGCAGGCCAAAGAGCGTAGAGATGAAATTGAGTCTCAGCTTAATAATAGTCAACTTGGTATAGCATATATAGATGCTAGTGAAAAAGTTATACAGCTCAATCGAGCAGTCGAGAATAACTTATGGCAAGAGGCTCAGGATCTTTTGGGGGATTTATACGCCCAACTTGGTATGAGTCCCGCCGTATTTAACGGAACTGCTAATGAACAAGAGATCTTTAACTATTATACGAAGACTTTAAAGCCTATATGTTCAACAATAGCTTTAAATATTTCGCGTAAATGGCTATCAAAGAATGCAAGAACTAGAGGACATTCAATTGGATTCTTCCAAGACCCATTTGAATTGCTACCGACAACACAGTTGTTTACATCACTTGATATGGCAGTTAAAGATCAGTTCATTTCATCTAATGAAGCTAGGATAATGATAGGAAGAAAGCCTTCCAATAATCCGAACGCTAATGCATTAGCAAATCCTTATATTAATCCACAGGATTCAATGCCTCAGCCAGAGGGTCAAATGGAAGAACAACCAGTCGAGGAAGAAGATGAATTCCCCGACATTGATACTAATGACATTTAATAATTTTTCTAAGTGAAAATTTTCATAATGGTGAGATATATACAACCACATGGAATGAAGATTAGTAATATGAGAAAAATTGTTAAAAGTATAAAAGTTTTTGGAGGAATAAAATGGCCAAATACGAAGATTACGATTTTTGTGGGTGGGCCACAAAGAACGACCTTAAGTGTGCTGATGGCAAAATAATTCGTCACGGCGCATTTTTGGCAAATGAAGGCCAGAAAGTACCTCTCATCTGGAATCATCAGCATGGAAATCCCAGTGCCGTATTGGGCCATGCTTATCTTGAAAACAGACCTGAGGGTGTTTATACTTATGGCTATCTGAATCAGACAGCAAGCGGTAGGGATGCAAAAACACAGCTTCAGCATGGAGATATTGTTGCTTTGAGCATCTTCGCAAATGATCTTGAACAGGTTGGTAACCAGGTTCTCCATGGCGTTATTCGTGAGGTTAGTCTCGTACTTGCAGGAGCAAATCCCGGAGCACGTATTGAGTCAACCGTAATGCACGGAGAATTAATGGATGATGGTGATACCGAGGGGATCATTTATACTGGTGATTCAATAACAATTAATTCAAGAGAGGAACTTGATGTTATGGAAAACACAGAAGTTATTGAGCATGCAGCAACAGAAACAAATGAATCTGAGGTCACATCTACAGAAACAGAGGTTGTTGAGCATTCAGCAACAGAAACAAAATCAGCAGGAAAGAAGACGATCGGAGACATTATTGATTCAATGAATGAAGAACAGAAAGCAGTTCTTATTGGTCTTCTTGCTGAAGCACTTAAAAAAGGTAAAAAAACTACAAATTCTGAGGAGGAAACAGAAATGAAGCACAGCTTGTTTGAGGCAAACGCTTCCACTAGAGAGGTTATTGGAATCGATAGCGATGATCTTAAGGCTTTGACAGCCGCAGCAAAGAGAAGTGGTGGATCCTTTAAGGCCGCTTATGAAGAAGCTCTTGAAAATGGATCACTCATTCACTCGATCGATACGACGGGTATGGATGTAGCTACAGGTAAGTCTGACTATGGCTTTAATGATCCTGATATGCTCTTCCCTGACTATAAGGCGCTTAACGAGAAGCCTGAGTGGATCTCCAGAAAGATGGAGTGGGTTGCCGGTGTTCTTAACGGCGTAAACAAGACACCTTTTGCAAGAGTTAAGACACTCTTTGCTGATATCACAGAGGATGAAGCAAGGGCGAAGGGTTATATTAAGGGTAACCAGAAGAAGACAGAGGTCTTCACATTGCTTAAGAGACAGACAGATCCTCAGACAATCTATAAGAAGCAGAAGATGGACAAAGATGATATCGAAGACATCACATCTTTCGACGTTATTGCTTGGATCAAGGCTGAGATGCAGGTAATGCTTGATGAGGAAAAGGCTCGTGCTATCTTGATCGGTGATGGCAGAGAAGACGATGATCCGGATAAGATCCAGGAGATTCACGTACGTCCTATTGTTAAGGATGTTCCTTTGTTCAATGTTAAGGTTCCTGTACAGGTTGAGAAGACTGATGATGATGAGAAGATCGCTAAGAAGACAATCAAGGCAATTCTTCGCGCTCGTAAGGAATATAAGGGTTCTGGCAATCCTACATTCTATACAACATCTGATGTTGTTACAGAGATGCTCCTTATTGAGGACGAGATCGGTCATAGACTGTATAAGACAGTTGCTGAATTGGCTACAGCTCTCCGTGTTTCTAATATCGTAGAGGTTGAGCCTATGGCAGGTTACAAGCTCGATATCAACAATGAGGAAAAGCCTCTTGTTGGTGTTATTGTTAACCTTAAGGACTATAATGTTGGTCGCAATGACAAGGCTGGAAGAGACTTCTTCTCTGACTTCGATATCGACTACAACCAGTATAAGTATCTGTACGAGGAGAGATTCTCTGGTGCTTTGGTTAAGCCCTTCTCTGCTCTTACTGTTTACCTTGATGGTGAGGAAGAGTCCTAAAAATTTCAAAATCTGGAGGTTTAACGTATGAAGTTCGCAGGTACTGTTGGCTTCTGGATCAATGATGTAGAAGTTGAACCCAGTGTATATAAGTCAATGATGGTTGAGAAACCTTATACGGGAGACCTTATAAAAGATACTCGTAGGTGGTCAGATCAAGGAAGTAGAGTAAATGCTACATTTGCTTTGAATAATAAAATAAGAATATTGGCCGATATGTATATGAATCGCAATTGGCCAAATATTAAGTTTGTTAGGATGGGCGGAGAACCATTTGCTGTAACTTCTGTAGATCTGGACTACCCGGGTGTAACTTTAACCATTGGAGGTAGGTACGATGGGGAAGACTCGTCTGGATCTGGATGCTGAATTGCGCAAAATACTTGCAGATCTATATGGAGACAGTAAGGTAAACATCTATTTCCAACCACCGTCTGGTGATAGGGTAAAGTATCCTTGTATAACTTATTACAGAAACTCCACAGAGGGTGATAAAGCTGATAATCGGAGCTATATTCGATATACCAGATATACGGTTAATTGGATTGGAGAAACACCTAGTGGTCCTCTTATAGACAAAATGCTAGATACTTTCCAATATTGCACTCATGACAATACTTATGTCTCTAATGGCATGAATCATGATACTTTTACGCTTTTTTACTAGGAGGAAGCTAATATGACCAAGATCGTTTGGGATAAAGAGGGCGAGCGCACCTATGAAAGTGGTACTGACAGGGGTGTGTTCTATATTAAGGAAGCCGATGGCTCTTATGGTAAGGGCGAGGCTTGGAATGGTCTTACAGCTTTTACTTCTTCTCCTTCTGGTGCAGAAGTAACAAAGCTTTGGGCTGATAACAGAGTTTATGCATCTATGACCTCAGCCGAGGAGTATGGTGCAACGATCGAAGCCTATACATATCCTGATTCCTTCGCAAACTGCGATGGTTCAAGAGTTGTTAATGGTATCTTTGTTGGACAGCAGAATAGAAAGAAGTTCGGCTTTACTGTTCGTACAATGAAGGGTAATGACACTGAAGGATATGACTATGGCTATATTCTCCATCTCGTATGGAACTGCACAGCGGGTACAACAGAAAGATCCTATGCTACACAGAATGATTCTCCTGAAGCTATCACATTTAGCTGGGAAATTTCTACAGAGCCTGTTACAGTTAACTCCAAGGATGCTGATGGTAATGATATGAAGCCTACTGCACACATCGAGATCGATACTTCACTCTTGAAGACTGACGGACAGAAAGCTGCCCTTACTCTTCTTGAGGAAACTCTGTATGGAACGGCTAACTCTGAGCCGTCATTCCCGACATCTCCCGATGATGTCATCTCCCTGTTCGCAGGCGAGTCCTAAAATTTTCATAATCCGGAGGGGGTTTGTCAATGGGCTTGCCCCCTCCTATTTTTATTATTAAGGAGACTAAATTATGTTTAAACATACTGTTAAGTATGCCGATTGGAACGGTGTACAGAAAGAAAGAGATCTGTACTTTAATCTTACAGAAACAGATATTAACCATCTTCAGATGTCATATCCAGGTGGTTTGAAAGCAATTCTTGAAAAGATCGTTAAAGAAGTAGATAATGTCGAGATCCTTAAGATGTTTGACATGCTTGTCGAGAAATCTTATGGTGTAAAGTCGCCTGATGGTGAAAGATTTATGAAGGGCGGAGAGGTCTTTAAGGCATTTCAGGAGAGCGTTGCATACGATGAGTTCTTTAAATGGATGCTTGAAGGAAAAGGTGAAAATGCATCAGTGTTTGCTAATGCAATTCTTCCGCCTCAGTTAGTTGCTGAAGCAGAAAAGAGAGAAAAAGAATCTGAAAATGGATCAGTAACACCAATTAACTAAGCATATAATGGAGGTGGGCAAGATGCTTGAGTTAGTTATCCAAGACGAATTCTTTGATAATGAGAAAGAAATCTTTATATATAAGAAAGTGGCAACACTCAAACTCGAGCACTCGCTCTTATCTCTTTCAAACTGGGAACAGAAGTGGCATAAACCCTTCTTAACCAGTATAGGAAATCAGTCAACACTTTCCCCAGAAGAAGTGTTTGATTATATTAAGTGTATGACAATAAATCAAGTTGATGACGATGTATATAATCGATTAACATCAAGTGATATAAAGAAGATTATGGAATACATTGAGAATCCTAGGTCAGCGCTTAATTATAAATCTATGAATTCTGGAAAACGCGGGAATATACAAGGCAAACTCATGACAAATGAGACAATATATTATTGGATGATTTGTTTTGGTATTCCATTTAGTTGTGAAAAATGGCATTTGAATCATCTATTAGCACTTATATCATGGTGTAGTGAAGAAGAGAAGCCTAAGAAGAAGATGTCTAAAAAAGATTTATGGTCTCAAAATGCTGCGATTAATGCTGCTAGAAAGGCCAAAAGATCACATTTATAAGGAGGATAACTCGAAATGAAGAAGAGTAAACTCACAACTGACGTAGTTGACTTTGGAAAAAAGAAGTCAAATCCTAGAGGCCTTGATAAAGTTATTCGTATTACACCGCATCATATGGCTGGTAATATGGGTGCTAAAGAATGTGCAAAATATCATCTTACAGCTACAGATCGCACAGCGTCTGCTAATTACTACATTAATGGTAAAGATATTGTGTGCGGTGTAAGTGAGGATCGTAGAGCGTGGACATCTGGTTCCCCGACAAATGACTATAAAGCGATAACGATTGAAGTTGCAAATAGTACAAAAGGTCCAGATTGGAAGATTAGTACCGCTAGCTATAACTCATTGATCGCCCTTTGTGCTGATATATGTACAAGATATAATATAACACCACATTACGATGGTACAAAGAAGGGCACAATTACTATGCACAAAATGTTTGCAAGTACCAGTTGCCCAGGTCCGTATCTTTCTAATCTTATAACATCTGGTAAGTTTGAGAAGGATATTATTGCCAAAATGAAGGGCGAAACAGCCTCCGAGCCTGTAAAGCCCAGTAATTCTAATCAGTCTGGATCAACAAAACCTAAGAGCTATCTCGTCGAAGTAAGAATTGATGACCTTAGGATAAGATCTGGTCCGGGAACAAACTATAAGCGTGTTGGATTTACTGGAAAAGGAACTTTTACAATAGTAGAAACAAAATCCGGTGCTGGCTCTAAGTCTGGTTGGGGTAAACTTAAGAGTGGCGCCGGGTGGATCTCATTGGACTATGCATATGTAGTTCCATCTAAATGAGCAATCTGATACATGTCAAACAAAGGGGTAAGTTCAGAAAAGCTGAGATCTACTTTGATAAGATATTGTCAGCAACCAAGCTTAGAAATATAGAAAAGTACGCTAGGCAAGGAGTAGAAGCTTTAGAAGCAGCGACCCCAAAGAGAACAGGACTTACCTCGAGATCTTGGTTTTATGAGATAAAGAGAGAAGATGGTAAGATAACCATAGAATGGCTTAATAGAAACCTTCAAAATGGTTATAACGTTGCATTACTCATACAATATGGTCATGGAACGCGTGACGGTCACTATGTTGCAGGCATAGATTATATAAATCCAGCATTAAAACCAGTATTTGATGCTATCGCAGAAAACGTCTGGAAGGAGGTTAAGAGAGCATGAGCAAATCCATTGACGAAAGAGCTGTCATAATGGAGTTCGATAATAAACAGTTTGAACAAGGAATAGCTCAATCAACAAAGTCTCTTGATGAATTTAATAAAAAACTCCAATTAAAAGGCGCTTCCGATGGCATAAATAATATTAACAGGTCCTTTAAGAATATAGATTTTTCATCAGTACAATCTAACCTTGAAATTTTAGCAAACAGATTCTCAACGTTTGGTATAGCAGGAATGGCAGTTATTGGTAGATTAACTAATGCTGCCATTGATCTTGCTAAGAATGGTTTAGGTAAAGTTCTTAGTCAGATAACTGAAGGTGGTAAGAAGAGGGCTATGAATATAGAAGGAGCTCACTTCTTATTACAGGGTTTGATGGATGATGAAGAACAAGTCCAAGATGTAATGGACCGAGCAATGAAATCGGTTGAGGGAACAGCATTTGGATTTGATTCGGCAGCTAAAGCTGCATCAAACTTTGTTGCTTCTGGTGCTAAGGCTGAACAACTTGATGAATTTCTTAAGGCTACTGCAAATATGGCAGCAGCAACTGGTGCATCTTATGAAGGTGTATCAGACATCATGGGCAAAATAGCAGGCCAGGGTAGAATCATGGGTGATGAACTTAATCAGTTTGCTTCCATGGGTATAAATGCCTCAAAATACATTGCTGAATATCTAACTGATGTAAATAATGGAAAAGTAGAGATCGATAAGGCTTTAAGAGACGAGATTAAGCAGTCTGGATTGCTCAAAAAGAACCTCGAAGTAACCGATGGAATGGTAAGAGAGGCAATTTCTGATAAGAAAACTAATATTCTTCCTGATGTTGTAGTTGCTTCTCTTAATAATAAATTGGGTTCAATTGCAAAAAGGGCTAATGAAACTTTTAATGGTGCTGCTGATAATGTTAGAGCATCATTAAGTAGAATGGGTGCTATGTTTATATCACCTCTTGTTGAACAAAATAGTAATCTTATAAAATTTATAAATGCTATAAGAATTAACATAAATGCTATAAATAAAGCAATAGGTCCATTGGCTACAACGGTTACAAATTTTATTCTAACGGTTACTGGTGGTTTAGCTCAAATTGCAGATCTTGATAATGATAAACCTCTTCTAAGGACTTTTGAAGCTTTTAGAGGAATTGTTGATCTTCTTAGCCCAATAACAAGTCTTATAACATACTTTGCTGAACAGTGGCAGAAGATATTTGGTAATGAATGGATTCAAAATATAAATGATGCATTTCTCTCATTTGCATCATTTGCAGAAACATTTAAAGCCTCTTCTGATGAGGGTTTTAAACTTAGATCTTCTGTATCAGCTATACTTTTAGCTATAAAAGAAGTTTTAAAGCCATTTCAAAATTTTGCTAAACTCGCTAGAACGGCATTCAAAGATGTATTTGGCGGAGAAGACTTTAATGAGAATCTAATAAATATAATCAATTCTATAACAGCTATGTTAAAGAAATTTGATACTATGGCTGATTATAGTAGTGCTTTAGAGAGTTTTAAAACCATATTTAGTTCTATAAAGACAATAGTAAGTTCAGTATGGGGTGTAATAAAAGCTATAGGAAGTGCATTAGTAGAAACTTTTGCACCCGAAGGAGCAAACACATTTGTTGATTTATTTGCATTCTTAGCTAAAGTATTATCAAACATAGCTGGACTTGTAGAGACAAATAGTGAACGATTTGATGGTTTAAAGAATACATTTAAAGGAATATTCGGTGTAGTAAAGAAAGTATTAACTATATTTGTTAATATATTCAGTAAAGTAACAGAACTATTTCCAGCAATTGGAGATCTTGTATCTGCTGTAGTTGATTTAATTGGTGGATTTGCAAGTCTTGGAGCAGAAAGTGATAAGACTGGTAAATCAGTATCAATTATTGAGACTGTCGTAGGATTCCTGGTTGATGTTCTTAAGTCACTTACTACAGGATTAGCTAGTGGCATCAGAGCAATGAAGGATTTCTTGAAGCCAATAGTTGAGGCCATAAAGGAGTCTGGAATTCTGCAGAATGTCGTCGGATTGATCGGCGATGTGTTTAAGACAGTCTTTGGAATCATTAAAGATGTTGGTGGAAAGATAAAAGAAGTATTTACTGGTATGAAACCAGAGGGACTTGAGACCGATAAGTTGTCGAGTTTTTCTGATGTATTAAAGAAAGTTAATGATTGGATAACTAAACTTAGAGATACACTTAAAAATTTCAAAATCGGAGATGGTTTGGCATCTTTTGTTGAGACCATTAAGTCTATATTCAGCGAAAGTAAAGAACTTGGTAGTGGATCTGGACTTAAAATGGGTGGAGGATTAGAAAAGCTCAGTGCTTTAGGAGACTCAATAACAAAAGTTATAAAATCAGTACCATCGGATAAGGATTCTACGACATTAAAAGATTGGTTAGGAACATTAAAGCCACTACTCGAATCGATAGCATCAGTGCTTGGTGGCGTAATGATAATTAAAGTTTTAGATAAGATAAGAAAAGGTACAAAAACATTTGAAAAACTTAATAAAACAACAAAAAAAGGTATTGAGAATTGGGCGAATTTCCCGGCTAATATTGTTAAAACATGGAATAGCGGTAATACTAAGGCATTCATTGTTGGATTAATAGCAGTAATATCCTTTTTAGTCATAGCAATTTCCCTATTAATAAAGGCCATATCTGGAATACAAGACCCATCGTCTTTTATGACAATATTTATAACAGCAATGGGTGCGGCTGTAATACTATTGGGCATTGTTATGGGATCCATAATAGCAATCAATAAGGTTATGGAAAAATCAACACTTGATGCTAGAGCATTTAATCAAACATTAAAACAGATACAAGGTATAATATTTGTTTTATCAATAATGATACTTGCCATCGGTGCATCCATATATTTAATGACAAAGAATATAAGCGACGCCGCCATGTTTGAGACTGTCGGAATAATATTTATAGGTATTATAGCTGTATTGGCAATACTTATTGGTGTATTAATAGATACAGCAAATAAATCGCCTAAAGCATTTGATGCTGTTAAGAAATTAACATCAGTATTATTAGCAATAGCAGCAATACTTCTCGTAACCGGTTATGTTATTGGCAAAATAGCCGATGCAATTAGAGCCGATCCTTCTGGAAAAGCAATAATAGCAATGGTTGCTGTCCTGGCAGTTCTTGGCTTACTTATAGCAGCCATAGTAATACTTGGCGCAAAGTATGGCGGATCACTCGGAAATGTAATGAAACTCGTGCCATTAATCATATCGATAGGTGTTGTGATGGCCATGTTCTCAATTGCTTTGAGAGGTCTTGTAATTACACTTAAACTCCTTGATATGGTGGTTAATGGAAGTAAGGACATCTTTAAGACACTTGAGATATTTGGTCTCATAGTTGCCGGAATGGTTGTTGCCATAGGATTACTTGGCGCTTTAACATTTGCTCTTCAGGGTTCTGGAGGTGGCGGAGGCTCATTACTTGCGATAGCTGCCTCACTTATTGTCTTATCGGCTGCCATGGCTGTGATGGCTGGAGCTTTTGCGCTATTTAATGCTGCCATTGAGAATTCAAGTGATGCTTGGAAGACTATAGGTATCATGGGTGCAGCTTTAGGTGGAATGGTTGTTGCTTTGGCGGCTTTGATGGTTGTTGCAAGGGTTGCTGGTACAACAGCTCCTATGATGTTGGCTATTGGCGCCGCCCTTATCATGGTTGCAGGTGCATTGGCACTATTTGGATTAGCGATTAATTCCATTTCTGAAGGAGTTATTAAGTTCTTCGACATGCTCGAAGTAGTGTCTGCAAAAGGCCCTGGAATAATTTCAAAATTCGGTGAGGCTTTAGCACAATTCATCGAACTTATACCTAAGTTTGCCGATAGAATTGCAAATGCTCTTGGCGGATTAATTGATAAACTATGGACAAAGTTCTTAAAGAATATAGAAAACAGAGTCAAGCAGGCAGGACAGACATTCGGCAAAATAGTCGATATTATGTACGATGCTATAACAAAGAAAAAGAAGAAACTAAAGAAAATAGCCAAACAGATAAATGATGTACTAACAGAATTGCTTGGAAACATTGATATTGGAGCTCTGTTGTTTGGACAGGATTCCGGATTTGATGTACAGGCAGAAGGATTATTTGGTACAATAAGAGAAATAATTACAAGAATAGCAACGTTCTTACCTGAAACTATCTTTAACATAATAACTGATATAATGGGAATGATTTCTGATAATTCCGACATGATAAAAGAGTTCCTGATCGAACGGGTACATGATCTCGGGGATGTGTTCGGTGAAATTCTTATAGTTGGTGCCGAAGCAATTCAGGGAGCTGCTGGAACAATTATCGAGACAATATACTTTATCCTTGGTGGTATTGTAGATGGGCTTGCTAATTGGTTGGCAGAACATCAGGAATCCATAATGTCGATTCTCGGTGCCCCGATAGCATGGCTTGCAGAATTGCTTATAAGACACAAAGAAGATATTCTTACAGCATTGGCCGCACCAATCGAGTGGTTAGCTGAGCTGCTTATCAGAGAGCACGACAATATTTTATCAACCCTCGGTGGTATAACAATATTATTCCTAGAGTGGCTTGGTACTATTGTACAGGCTTTACCTGGATGGTGGCATGAAAATTGGCCTGCTATATCAGACTTTGCTTATACCAGTTTCATGGATGTACTTGATCTGGCCCTTAAAGCTTTACTTGATAGTACAGAGAAAATAACTGCGGCAGCCGTTGGACTCGGTCTTAAAGTTATTACGGGATTCATGAATGGTATCTCAGAAAACGTTGGAGATCTTACAGAATCAGCAATCAAAATGGTTGAAACTATTAGAGATGAGGTTGTTACTGAAGAGAATGTACAGCGTGTTATGGATGCCGGTGCCGGTATTATCAAGAATTTCTTGAATGGTATGTCTGAGTGGCTCGAAGATACTAATAATATTAGAGAGATTCGCTCTGCAATTGATAGATTTGGTAAGGCAATTATTAATGCTATCAAAACATTCTTTGGCTGGGATGACAGTGGTAACCTAAGTAGAACTGGTGAGTTGTATAAGACAACTGGTAATTTCTTGCAGGGATTTGCCAATGGAATTAAGCGGGCTTGGGAAAATAATCCAGTAAGTAGTGCTATAAAATGGTTCACAGATAAAATAAAGTCATCAACCGATAAGGGTCTTGAAGAAAAATCGCCATCAAAATTCACTGAGAGGGCTGGTAAGTATTTCTTAGAGGGATTTGCCATTGGCATAGAAGAGAATACTGACAAAACAGTAGACTCAGTAAGTGATGCCACAGATAACATTAAGAATACATTCGCCAATCTTATGGAATCTATAGGTGACATTGCCTCGGGCGAGTTTGACATAGACCCTGTAATTACACCAGTTGTTGATACGTCGAACATCACCTCTGCGGCTGAATTAGCAAGTGAGGCATTCAGCTCTTATAAAGGTGGATTTAGCACAACATATGGTAGAGCTTCTGCTTTAGCAGCAACATTTGCTCAAAATGGAGGAACTACAGTTGATGCTAATGGTAATGTCATTCCCGGAAATACGAGTGTTGTAAACTTCACTCAAAATAACTATTCGCCTGAATCTCTGTCTCACTATGAGATTTATAGGCAGACTAAGAACTTACTACACACTGTTGGTTCTAAAATATAATGGAGGTTCAAAATGCTTAAGACAGTAATCGTGACAAATCATCACGGCGAGCGGTATGAATTGCCACTTAGCAATCCTGAAGAGTCAGGCTTTCTGATTAAGAACATCACAGGTATGGGACCTGTAAATACCTCTATTAATACCTCCTCAGGGGCCCTTTCCCCTGGGGAGTTTTTTAATTCGAGCAAAATACAGAAGCGAAATATAGTCATCGACTTGATCTATTATCCAGAAGGACAGACAGTTGAAGAACTTAGGCTTCTGGCGTATAGAATGTTTGAGGTAAATACACCGATAGATGTTGAGTTTTATACAGATCATATGGCCGTTGTTGCTCATGGATATGTAGAGTCACAGGAGCCTACAATATTCGCTGAGCAGTGCGAGGTATCTATTAGTATACTTTGTCCTGATCCATTTTTGTATGCACTTGGTGAGACACAATACTCAATGTCTGATCTTTTGAAGAATTTTACTTTCTCATTCTTTAATCCAGATCCACTTGGCGAAACAAAAACCATTGAGGATACTTACTACGATGGTGTGTATTACGATGAATCTACATCAGTGCCAGATTCGACGTTAGTTTTTGGTACCTATGATACATCGGCAATGAAGACAATTCACAATAAGGGAAATATAAGTGGTGTTGGATTAGATATAGAAATAGTAATTAAAGACTCAGGCTTATCAAACTTTATCTTTGGTAATTATACTAGAGATGAAATGTTAAAACTTGATGATGATATGCTTGGGGCTATAGTTCCTAATGGGTTACAGAATGGAGATGTTATAACCATTTCATCTGTTAGAGGCAAAAAGTCACTAATATTTAAGAGATTAAACCAGATCTTAAATATTCTTCCGGCAAAAGTCTATAACAGTGACTGGATATATCTCGATTCTGGGGACAATGATGTATATTACAGCTGTGATGCAGGATCTGAAACCATTGATGTCACATTGAGATATACAGAAGGTTATGCAGGAGTGTAAATTTTCATAATGCGAGATTATACAAATACCCCTTTGCAATTATATTCAAAGGATTTTACAATTAAAGCCGTAATAGACGTGTATGACTCGTTTGTTTGGACAGATGTCTATTGCGGTTATGGCGATTTCGAACTCAAAATACAGAGTGATATCGCCAAAGGCTATAATATAGAGATTGGTGATTTTATTGAGTGCTTTATTTCACAAAAAGTTATGATAGTTGAGGGTATGACCCTAGACTATGATAACAATAATGTTATAACAGCAACATATAAAGGGAGATCACTTGAATCTCTGCTTTGTAGGAGAATTTTAAGAAAAGAGGATATCCCAAAGGTAGTTCCTCAGTATAATTCAACACAGGGAGACTATGTACGAGCTGAAATACGTTCACTTTGGGATTCTATAAAGTACATATTGGAGCGTTGTATAGTTCAAAATACAGCAGATTCTAGTAGAGCTGGTTTATCTGATCGTAATAGGGGAATAAGCCTTGTCGGTTATACTACTGTTACTGATCCGGTTATACTAGAACAAAATACGCCATACGTTGATCTTGATGGAATGACATTATACGACTACATTTGTAGTGTCTTAAGTTATTACGGATACGGTTTTAGTATGTCATTTAATCACCTCGGCGTAATAGGCGGTAATAATAGTAGTATTTCTAATCGCAAAATACTTTTTAGTATCTACAATGGATTAAAGAGAACATTTACTCAGATAGATAATGAGAGAATTGTATTTACAACACAAGATGATTCAACATTTAAAATGAACACATCGATTGATATGTCTAATTATGGCAATACTGGGGTTGTTATAGGGCCTTATAAAGCTATACAAGTAAAAGATGGTGATGGAAATTATCAGTGGGTTGATAGTCCATCAGATCGATATGTTGCTAACGTTTACAATGATATATCAGATCTTGATAGATACGAAATTTATGTTGATGGTACGAGTGTTCCTAATATGGAAGCTGAAATGTCTAAGCCGTATCCAGATACATACGTGCTCTCTCAGATGAGATTTAAGGGTATACAAGAGGTTAAAAAGCTAATGGGTGGTATAACCTCTTATGAACCAACTGTAGACTTTGATCCATACAAAATATATGGTGAGAACTATTATTTGGGAGATCTAGTTACAGTAATAGATGACTTTAACAATAGTGCTACGATGAGAGTATCGTCTTATTCGCATGCTTTAGATTCTGGTGGATATAAGGGTTATCCTTTGTTCGAGACCCCAGAACCTATTGGCGGATATAGGGTTCTTGAACAAACTCAAAATGGTACAGATATTCTCAGAAATCTTGAAGATGATTCTGCGGTTCGTATACCTGAGCGTAACAATGTTGAATTGTTTGATGATTCAGACATAACTTAAGGAGGCTAATATGGCTGATACGCCCAAAAAGAAAATATCTCAATTAAGTGCTGTCAGTTCTGTAAATATGGCTGACTACTTTGAAGTGGCTGAACCTCAAAATAATGGTGCTAGCTGGGTTTCTAAATCAATGACTATAGAACAACTTAGAAACTATATATTTCAGGCAGTATTTCCAGTTGGCGCGCTTTATCTTACACTTAATTCAACTAACCCTACAAATTTATTCGGCGGAACTTGGGAACTTTATGCTCAAGGTAGAACACTATTTGGTGTTGATACTGCCGAGGGTGATACCAACTTTAAAAAGAAATGGGGTTCTGCTGGAAAAACAGGTGGTGTTGAGGGTGGTAATTTAGTACTTGATGAAAATACTATGCCACAGCATAGACACAATCTTACAGCAAAAACCGTAGCAAATAAGGGTGCCATAGAATTTGGTATAAGACACCCATATGATCCAAACTCAACGGATCCAACCAAAGCCATGACGCCTTCAATGTGGCTTCCGGGTGATGATAAGGGTGCCGTAGTAAGTCACGGTAGCCCTCATACTTGGAATACTGGTACTGTAACTAAAAGTTATCCGAATGGTAAAGAAAAGGGCGATAAAGTTACGATCAAATTACCGAGTATTGAGACAACGGTTGATATTCAGGAAAATGGTTCTGGTAGTGCAGTATCTGTTTATCCACCATATGTAACGTGTTATATTTGGAGGAAAACCAGTAATCAAAATAGCGGTTAAGGAGGTTATTTATGTCTTCTAATACAAGAGTAACCGACCTTGAGCCGGCAAATGTTGATTCAGCCGCACCAGTTTACGTTCGAGACGAGAAATTGGTTGAGATTGTTCAAAATGGTGTAAATAAGAGTGCTACAGTTAAACAGATTAGAAATGCCATAATAGATGACATTTATCCAGTCGGTACGATCTATCAAACATTGGATGCAACTAACCCTGGAAAATTATTCCCCGGTACAACCTGGAGGCGATATGGGCACAGTTTAGCAGATGCCTCTGGTCAAAATACCGGTGCTGCTGCAGCTTTATTTGGATATAAAGCCGGAGACAGTAGATTTACAGTTAGTGAAACAATTCGGGGTTTGGATACAAGTGCCATAAATGATAAAGCAATAGACTGGAGAAAACACTGGGGCTGGAAACGACTCAAAATAGGAAATTTTGTAGCCCATACCCATAGTGGTAAAGATTCAAAGACCGAGTGGAAATACTATGATGATGAAAAGAAGGACTTCGAATCTGTAGATAGTATTGATCTAAGTGTTAGAGGGGGATATGGATTACTTTCATCTCTTCCGCCTGTAATAAACAACATCATTGCAAAAAGAAATCTTGGTACAACGACTACAAACATCCTTGCTGATCCAAGGGTTGCTGAGGTCAAAATAGGAACTAAGACAGTTACTGCTGATCCAAACGAAAGCCAATATGTAACATATACTGATGTTTCTGATAACACAAAAACAACTCAGTATATTTATGTTGCTGTATCTGAGATGAAATCTAAGAATGCTACAGATAAAGATGGTAAACTAAAAGATAGTCTCGGCAATGTGTATACCATTAACGGCGGTACTAAAAAAGTTAACAAGTGGCTTAAGAAACAGATAGAGCCGGGGTCGAGTAAGAGTAGATATTTGGGCAAAATAGCTATCCCAGACACGAAAGCTTCCAGTACATCGGTTAAGTATGCTGCTTATAATCCTGTTGCTAATCCAGTAACATCTAGAAAAGCTAAGGGTGGACCGCAGTATGTTCGAGTTAAGAGTGGCAATGGATATAAGGATGTGGCTGTTAATGGTATTGGTGACTATGTCGAGTATACCGATTCGACAGGTGCTACAATAAATCTTGTATATAGTACTGATATGGAAGTTTATGAGAAAACAGAAAAGGGTAAGACAACTAAAACTGTTAAAATAATAAATAAATGGATACCGTATCATGATATATGGCAGGAAAGGTATTGGGGTCGATCTGGTACAGATATTAGGACTAATGCCAATAAGACTACAACCAAAATAACTCTTAAACAGCAAAAGAACAATACAGATCCGACACTTGGCTACTATGGTACGCCAGTATCAACAACCATATCTGCACATATCAATGATATAGTGTCGTGTGGATATGGCGAGTATTCATTTAAACCACAGAAGTATGATACTGCTGTTCAGGGTCAGACAACTGGGTATGTTACAGATTATACTATTAAAACCATTAATAGAAATGAGTGGACAAGAGAAGACTCCGGCATTAGCGAAGTAAGTAATGTTCCTGAAGAACAAAAAGAAGTAATTGGTGGTGATACAGTACTTGACAATGTTCGACCTGAGATGGCTGAGACAACGTCAAACAAAATATCTCAGATAGAATTTAGTAGACATGGCCATGAAAGTAATTACTATTCCAATGGCTCGGCACTTAGATTAGTTGGTAATACAACATCGAGTGTTCAAAATATTGGATATGGTATAGTTTTATGGCCGAGAGAGGTTACTGGTTTTACAACAGAACAAATGAATTCTATTAAAAATGCTGTTGTATCAGTTAGAACTGCCAGTGAAGCTTGTCAACCATATTCTACGATAAGAAATTGTATTAATAATTTAAGAAGTATTATAAGTTCGTGTATTGCTGATAGGAATTCACGTCAAGTATCTACATCGTATAAGACTACTTATAGTCCAGAATATCCGTCAGATGCAACAGCAAGACAAGAATGGAGATCGCATGATGTAGATAATTGGCAGTTATTAAAAGAAATTCATAATAGAGATATATCAAATATTAAAAGCGGCAATCTTTTAACTGATGATTTATCTCATTCTACGTATGGAACAATAGTAGAAACACTCCCGCCATATGTTACAGTTCATAGGTGGGTTAGGACTGCATAAGGAGGCTAATATATGGCATATGAGTCATATGGTTTTAATCAAAATAAAACCAAGAAAGATATTTCAAAGCTCGATATAGACTATATAGAATCACTGATCGAGAGTCGTATTAGTAATATACAGAATGATTTCTTGATGAAAATGTATCCTGTTAATAGTTTATATTTTAGTCCTGTTAATAAGAATCCTGCATCTGTATTGGGTTTTGGCACATGGTCGAGTTATTCTGATGCTCAGAGATTCTTAGTTATAACCCCTGGTAAACCCCAGTATAGTGCAAGTGCTGATGTTGGTAATATGAAAACTGGCGGATCTAATATGCTTACATTAAAGGACGAAAATCTTCCGCCGCATGCACATGCAGTATTTACAGAAGATGCTAGTGCAAGTTCACAGACGCCGTTATATCCTACTTGGAGAAGACTTAGGATAATACGAAGGGGTTCTGGTCTTTGGACTGGTGACTATGATTACAGACAGGGAAAATCTATCTCCTCTAAACATGCCGGATTTAAATTTTGGGTAAGAAGAGGTAAAGGATCTGGGACGGTAACTGTTGGTAATTCTGTAAATTTTGGTAATACCGAACCGCAAAATACGCCTGGTGGGTGTGTCGTATCGAGGCAGGATTGGCAAGCATATAGTTCAGATCAAAGAGATAAGATGGATTATTCATTTGAAACTCATAATGATCACCCAGATCAATACACGGATACCAGAATGTATCCAGATTCAGTACAACTTGATATAACTGCGAATTGTAGAGTTGAGGGGTTTACCGATACTGGGATTTATAATGAAGGCCAATATAATGTAAGTATAAATAATGCAAAATGGACACCTTTATCACAGAAGCAGATAGATAACAGACCAGCATACATTACAGTATATTGCTGGATAAGAACAGCTTAATGGAGGAATATTCAAAATGGCAACAAAATTTGGTTTCTTTGATGCTATTGAAACTGGTGGTGTACCAGATAGGGTGTATTCCTCCGTAGATTTCAATGAGTATTTCAAAGGATTTATGGGATATTATCCTACAAACTCCGGTGATCCTGATGGAAAAACAGGTCCACAAATGGGTTTCGGTAAATTCCCTAATGTTGGTGATGGATTTAAAATAACCCCAGGAACCGGATTAAGTGTTGTAGTAGGAACTGGTAAAGCACTTGTTGATTATCACTGGTATGAACAGGATGCTGCCGAGTCATTATCTATAGCCCCCAATAACACGGGAACACTTGTCAGAAAAGATAGGATAGTCATCCGTAGTAATTCCCTTCTTACAGCTTGGGGTGGAACACCGCCAAGGACTGTCGAGTTGGTTGTTAAACAGGGGGTTCCTGCAGAAGCAAAGATAGCCCAAGCTCCGAAGGTTAATATATATGGAAAATCTGATAAAGAGGGTGTATATGAGTTATCTGTTGGAATAATTACTGTAAAACCTGGTGCTGGTTCTATTAAAGCTGGAGATATTATTTCTAATAACAATAACTGGATTAGAGCGCTCCTTACACTTGGACAGGATCTCGATCAATTGGTAAAAACGTATCAGACAAAATTAGATAACATGATGGATACAATGACCTCATGGTATGAGGCACAGCGAAATGAGTTTAATATATGGTTCTATGAGTTGAGCTCTCAGTTAACAGTTGGCGGTTATATTAGAAAATTTCATAAGTATGTATCACAATCCACAGCAGAATATATTGATTTGGATATGACCGATTATATGTACGAAACTGATGATGTATTTATTGTGGTTTACAATGGTCTAACGTTAACTAGAGATACTCACTACAAAATAGAAACAGCTTCGACTGCCTCAGGGGCTAGACTTCATCTTATAACAAGTAAAATAGGCCTTCAAAGTGCCAGTGATATGGATATATTAGTATTAAAGACTAATATTGCTCAAAGAATTGATGGAACTTTAGCATCTGTTAGTGGAGAAAAGCATCTTTATACAACTGATGCTAAGCTTGGAAGAGCCTATGCATTTAAGGCCCTTAATGTAGCTAATAGTGATCCACTTTTGATGTCTTGGAGTAATAGAAATATCCTTGACTTTAGTAAACTTACATCAGATTCTGAGACCGACATTAGTGTTACTAATACTAATGGTGTTATAACACTTACCGGTGATGATTTTACTATTAGTTCTGGAGAAGAAACTGTATGCTCGGCATGGATCCATACAAGGGCCTTGGCTGACGAGGGAACATACACCCTCTCACTTGGTGGTTCTGGTGATGGTCTTGGTGATGCAGTTCATATAGAACTTTGGGCACAATCACCCGGTGGCTCTGGTCCTATGACAAAAGTTGCTGAGGCTAGCGTCGGTGACCCGATAACATTTGCAACTAATACTGAACTTTATCAGACATTCCCTGATGATTATATTTATGTAAAAGTCATTGTTGACGAAGGAGATTATGATCACTGTAACTATACAATCTATCCGATGCTAGAATATGGGACAAATGAGCATGACTTTGTGAGTCATAATGGCGGAGAATTCTCATATTATATTAATGATGCTGAGGCAAGTAACTTACCGTCTTTTACAGATAATATAGTTTACATTTGGGCTAAAGAAAATTCTGAGGCGTCCAATTTCCAGCTACTCTACTATGTTATCTCTGAGGGTAATGCTGATACAACGCTATATTAAGGAGGAATCAAAATGGCTATAAAAACTATTGACGATACAAGCCTCTATAATATAGCAAATGCTATCAGAGAAAAGAATGGGTTAACTACACTTTATCGTCCTGATCAAATGGCTGAGGCTATAAGAAATATAGTATTCGGTGGTCCAGACTGGAGAGATATCGGTTATACTGGCATACCAGCTACAGTTCAAAATGGATTCGATTATGCTGTTGAGATAAAAGATAGTTGGGATCCTACGACAACAGATAGGAGTTCTGGTCATGCTGGGACTTTTAGAAATGATTGGAAGTTAGTATATTTTCCACATGTAGATTTTTCTAATGTTCAAAATATACAGAATGGCTTTGATAATTGTATAGCATTTTCTGTAATGGACGAAGATCTTGATTTCAAGAATATTCAAAATGCTCAATCAGCTTTTATTAATTGTAAGGCATTGGATAACGTTGTGATTAATAATATTGGATCTAACAAGTCTTCGTGTAATTGCTATAATATGTTTAAATCGTGCTATTCTTTAAAAAATGCAACCATAAACCTCGAAGATGTTACTAATGCTGATAGAATGTTTAGTGATTGTCAGAGATTACAATATATAAATGTCGGAACATCAGACGATTATCCTAATGATAGTATCATTAATTCTAGCAAAATAACTGATGCTAATCATATGTTGGAAGGATGTTATGACGTTCGCGGGACAGTAAGGATTGATCTCCCTTCATGTACAAATGCTGAACAGATGTTTGTAAATGCTACAAATAGTGATAGTATAAGGACCAGCAATGATAAAATAATAGTTTATGCAAATCTTCCTGCATTAACTTCTAGTGCTGGAGCAAGAAGTATGTTTTATTTGTGTCCATATCTTAAAGAAGCATATATTAACTTGTATGGATATGATGATCCAGATTATGGGTCTGAGTCAGATCCAGGGTCATTTACTTCTTTAGAAGGTATGTTTAACGGATGTACAAGACTTGAAGGTGTTAAACTTGGACCATGGAGGTCTACCGGTAACGTAACATCGACCAGGGAAATGTTTTTAAATTGTTCATCACTTAATATGCACTACGATGATTTTGGTGTTTATTGGGGCATACCGTCTTTTGATACGTCTAAAGTCACAGACATGAGGGGCATGTTTAGCGGATGTACAAATCTTACAAAACTCCCAACGCCTTGGGATACTAGCAAAGTTACCCAATTTGACAACATGTTCCTAAATTGTCCGAACCTATCAGACGATGCTATTTCAGACATAATGGAGATGTGTATAAATGCAGATACATATAATCAGGGTAGTGGTGAAAAGACATTATATAAATTAGGTTTTAGATCAAATGTTTACTCGGTTGATAGAATTAGTGGATGTTTAAATTATGAGAATTTCTTAAATGCAGGTTGGACCTGTTACGGATAAAGGAGGAAAATCAAAATGGTGGGCAAGAGAGATGTCGTTTATATTCTTAAAAATGACATTAAATCAGATGAGTTGCGGTATAGCCTTCGGTCAGTTTGTGAAAACTTTCCGTGCGGCAAAATAGTTTTTGTGGGCGGTTGCCCAAAAGATTTAACTCCAGATCTTTATATCCCTCATCAGCAAGAGGGTGGTTTAAAATGGCAGAGAGCGGTATCATCTATGAAGAAAGCCTTTGTAGATGACCGCATATCTGACGAATTCTTCCTATTCAATGACGATTTCTTTGTACTTCGTCCAATAGATACGACCGCCTTTGTTAATTTTACGACTGGTACATTAGAAAGACGTGTTAAAGAGTTGGAAGAAAACATTAATCGACATTCATCGTATTCCAATGGTCTTAAGAATTTAAAATTCCTTCTTAGGACCAATGGATGCGATGGAATGTCATTTGCTTTGCATATGCCTTTCTTAGTTGATAAGTATAAGGCAATGGAGTTGATGGGTCGATTCCCAGACACTTATATGTTTAGATCATTATATGGGAATATATTTGATATTCCTTATATAAAACATAATGATGTAAAAGTTTATTCTAATGATAAATTGCCAGAATTTGATGATTATTTATCAACATCAGATGAGGCATTTAAAAATGGATTGATCGGTGAATTTATACGGAATAAATTCCCTAATCCATGTAGATGTGAATATCGTAATCCTCCAGTTATAAAAGAACTTTATAGCGAAGAAGGAGACGATCGATATGAGATAGAACCATTGGAGGGTGAAGGCATATGAAAATAAGACAAGGCACAACGCCCACAATATCCATTTCGTTACCTAATGGTATACCTAATACTGATATAGTTGCAGCTGCGGTAACCATCAAACAAAATGGAACAATTAAGATAGAAAAGACTCTTGAAGAAATTGAGTTTAATACACCTAATTATGGTAATATTAAGCTCACTCAGCAGGAGACGTTAAGCCTGTCACCTTCATCTCAGGCATTCATTCAGGCTGCTTGGACAACAAATGAAGATGACTGCTATAGATCCCAGTCATATGGGATCACGATTGATCGAGCTGATCTACCTGAGGTGGTGGTAGCAGATGGCTGATATTGCATATGAGGCAAAATACCTATGTGATGTTAAGTATGAAGCCTTCTACATAACTGAATACCTCTATAGGGCTCATTATGAAGAAGAAATAAAGTATGAGGCTTGTTATCAAAATGAATTAAACTATCCAGCAGAATACGAGAACATTCTAATCTATGAAGGTGAATACGATATGCCTTCTCCTCATGGAGCTACATCTGTTGTGGTTACGCCGCTTCAAAATGAAGGAACTCCAATTGCAGATATAGATGTTGATGGTTTAGTTTCACATTTGTTCTCTGGTCCAAGTGGACAAGGGACTAATGACTACGAACAATTGATAAATCAGCCACAGATAGAAAGTGTGACACTTATGGGAAACAAAATGCTTCCTGATATAGGTGTTGGAACTATGTCTATAATAGACATTTCTCATTTGTTTAATTAAGGAGGCTCAAAATGGCCAAATTTGTTGATGATACTGGTTTAACCTATTATCACGGTAAACTTAAAGAGATATTTATTCGTGGAGTACAGGTAAATGGTACAGATCTTACTCCTGATGCTAATGGTAAGGCAAATGTCACAATAGCTGAAAGTACGAATAATGGTAAAATAAAAGTAAATAATGTTGATGTAGATATCCATGGTCTTGGAACTGCTGCGTATACAGCTAGTACAGCATATGATGCTTCTGGAGCAGCTGCCGCTGTTCTTGGTACATCTGGAGATGCTGCTTCAGCAAATACTGTATATGGTGCAAAAGCTGCTGCAGCCGCAGCGCAATCAGACGTCGATGACCTTGAATTATTGGTTGGGTCTACGTCTGTATCCAGTCAGATCAGCACTGCAATTGGTGACTTAGATTCATCGCAGACTGCCACATCAGGATATGCTTTAACATCTATTACTGAGACTAATGGTAAACTTACAGCTAAGTCTGAAATCAAAATACCAACAAATAACAGCGAGCTTACGAATGGCGCAGGATATCAGACAGCTTCAGATGTTACATCAGCAATTAACTCTGCTATAGCCGGTATTACTGGTATTGACTTCCAGATTGTAACATCGTATAGTGATCTTCCTGCTACAGGTACAAAGGGCGTTATTTATTTGGTACCTAACAGTGGAGCTTCGCCGAATAGTTATGATGAGTACATTTGGGTTGTTCCCACAGGTCAGAGCGGAAGATACGAAAAGATTGGTTCAACAGCTGTAAGCCTTACTGGTTATTGGCAGCATAATGATTCAACCTCAAATGATTACCTCGTTGCTATGACAACATCTGAGATCGATAGCGCAATAGCAGCTGCTTAAGGAGAGTGATCAAAATGGCTAAGTTTCTAGACGATACTGGATTAAGCTATTTGTGGAGTAAAATCACAGCTGCCATGCCAACCGTTACATGGAGACCTGTTATGCTGCGAGATGGCTCTTCGGTAGTTAACATAAGGACGAGTTCTGATGATGGAGCATTGACAATAGTAAAGGGATCAAATATCACTTTTACAGATGCAGTTGGAAACAGTGGGCAGTTTACGATAAATGCAACTGACACTAAGCCAGGATCTATAACCAATATAACCCCATCAAGTTCAAAACCGGTCGACTCTGGCGGAACATGGACAAAGCTTGAGAAAATAAATTTAACGGCCGGAAAGATATATTTGGTCACTGTTCATGCCCAATATGAAAATAATTCAACCGGGTATAGAAGTGTTGGAATTGGTGGCGAGGGTGGAGGTTCAGATATCCCTCTTGGTGCTATATTTCAATTAACCGTCCCAGCAGCAAGTGGAGCGGCAACTAACATAGTTTTAACAGAATTCATGTACGCACAAACTGGAGTAGATTATTATATTGTCACACGTCACAATATGGGTTCTCAGAAAAATTGTACTTACAGGTATAGATTTGTACCACTAAATTAAAAATAAAATCATAATTAACGAGGTTAATAATGTCTTACATCTATCATAACGAAAACCCATTTCACAACCTCGTTGGTGATTGTGTTATCAGAGCTATATCATTAGCAAATGGTACTAATTGGGATACAACATATCTGGGTATTATCTCACAAGGTTATGAAGTGAAGGATATGCCGTCATCTAATTCGGTATGGGCTGCATATCTCAAGAAAAACGGTTTCAAACGCTACATAATACCAGACACATGCCCAGACTGTTACACAATAAAAGATTTCTGTATAGATCATCAAAATGGTACATATATCCTAGCAACAGGTACACATGTTGTTACTGTCATCGATGGTGATTACTATGATACCTGGGATAGTGGTAATGAGGTGCCAATTTATTACTTTAAGAAGGAGACCTAATTAATGGCTTACAACAACTATTTTCCTCAGTTATATCCTAATGTAAACCCGATCATGGCCCCTATTTCTCAGCCTACTGCTCAAAATGGAATCACTTGGGTGCAGGGCGAGAATGCAGCAAAGTCATATCCAGTTGGAGCTGGACAGAGTGTACTGCTTATGGATAGTGAAAATCCGGTAATGTACATCAAATCAACAGATCAGTCTGGTATGCCTTTACCGCTAAGAATATTCGACTATGTTGAGCGAACAGAAGAGACTGTTCAAAATAGAGTACCTGACATAACTCGTGAGGAATTCGATGAGCTTAAGGCTCAGGTTGGAAAACTTCTTGAGAGAAGAGAAAACTCGAAATACAGCAAAGATAAAGGAGGTCAGGTAAATGCCTAGTCCTCTGTATCAGCAGTTTAACCAAGTGCCTCAAAATAACTTTGCCCAGATGTTAATGCAATTCAAGCAAAATCCAATGGCAATGCTAGCTCAGAGGTACAATATACCACAAAATATGGACGATCCTAATCAAATTTTGCAATATTTGCTAAACACACGACAAGTATCACAGGAGCAAGTCAATCGGGCTATGCAAATGCGTAGTCTCTTTAACTAAGGTTTCATTAGCTGCAGCGATGAAATAAATATTTTTATCAGGAGGGAATCTTATGACAGATTCTAACGTTGTAACTACCATGCCTGTAGCTCCGGCTTATTGTGGCACTGGTAACGGTTTTGGAAACAGCTTTGGGGGAGACTGGGCCTGGATCATCTTGCTACTCCTGCTTGCAGGAAATGGCGGATGGGGGAACGGTTTCGGTGGTGGTAATGATGTAATGCCTTACATGTTAAATAACACCACTCAAAATGAAGTATCCAGGGGATTCGATAATGCTGGCTTGAATAGCCAGTTATCAGCTATCCAGTCTGCAATCACACAGGGAAACTATTCTTTGGCTTCCCAGTTTGCGAATTGTTGCTGTGAAAACAGGCTTGCAACCGCGAATCTCGGATCTGACATAGCTCGTGAAGCTTGTTCAGACCGTGCGGCAGTTTCTGATGGTGTTCGTGATATTATTACAAATCAGACTGCTAATACTCAGAGAATTCTTGATCAGATGTGCAACGACAAAATCGATGCTAAGAATGAGCGTATCGCAGATCTTGAGAGACAGCTTACTATGGCTAATCTCGCTGCTTCACAGACCGCTCAGACAGCACAGATTCTTGCTGACAACAGCAAGCAGACCGTAGCACTTGAACAGTATCTTAACCCTGTACCAGTTCCTGCATATGTGGTAGCTAATCCTAATTGCTGCCAGCAGAATACTGGATGTGGGTGTGGATTCTAATAGGCGGTGATCAAAATGGCAGAATTTACTTATAATCCTATCCAGCTTATTGATGCTGGGCAAGATGCGATTCTGAACACTACCATACCTTGCAATAAGGGATATGTGTATCATCGCAATGAAAGTGGAATTGTAATTCTCCGAGGTATTGTTAATAATCCAACGAACTGTTATGCTAGGTATAAGGTAACATTTAACGGCAATATCGCTGTTCCTACAGGTGAAACAGCTGGTCCTATCTCAGTCGCATTAGCTATCGATGGGGAGGCTTTAAGAACCAGTAATGCTATTGTTACGCCTACTGTCGCGGACGCGTACTTTAACGTCACGTCTACTGCGTTTATAACAGTTCCCAAAGGCTGCTGTTTCTCAGTCTCTGTGGAGAATACCTCGACAATATCTATAAATATGCAGAACGCTAACCTTGTTGTTGAGCGTGTAGCATAAGAAAGGAGAATACAATATGAGAGTTTTGTTTGACATACAGGATATGCTTGAGGACGAGCTCAAAAAGATCTCCAAGAAAGATGATATTACAGCTACCGATCTCGATAATGTCTATAAGATTGTTGATATCATCAAGGATATTTCGACAATTGAGGCTATGAAGAACGCCGATCAAAATGGCTACTCACGTGATTACTCAATGGATTATGGTAACTCCTACACGCGTGATGGGTACAGTGAGCGTAGGGGTCGCGACTCTATGGGTAGGTATACTAGCCGTGATAGCGAATATAGCAGACATGGTGGTAAGGAGCGTATGATCGAGGATCTTAAAGTCATGATGCAGAATGCTAGGACTGAGGATGAGCGTAACTCCTATCGTAAGGCTGTTGAGCAGCTTGAACGATAAGTATGTGATTGTACAGCGGCAAAACCAGAGACACTCATAGGAAATCGTTATGGATCAAAATACAATCCAAGTTATCATAGTAGCTGTTCTAGGTTCCTCCGGTTTGTGGGCCTTTATATCCTTCTTGGCTCAATTTCTATTTAAGAGATATGAAGATAGACATGGTGCTAGAACGGCTGCTGATGAGATGTTACGTGGTTTAGGTCATGATAGAATAATTTATCTATGTTCAAAATACATAGAAAGAGGATTTATTACAGCCGACGAATACGAGGATCTGAATACATATTTGTATAAACCATATCGTGAGCTTGGTGGCAACGGTACTGCTGAAAGACTCATGAACGAAGTGAATCGCCTCCCTGTACGAAAGAAATCACAATAACCGTTGTCATCAAAATGAAGAGGGTACGTAGAAATACTGCCCTCTTTTTTTTTACCTTTTACGTAGAAATATTGTCCTTATATGAGACTTAATAGAAAGGAGACTTCATATGAACAGATTAAAAGCATTTGTAATGGGCGCATTACCAATAATTTTAGTAACATTAGTATTTATTGGAGGCATTGCTTATTGGTTATACGTACATGAGTACATGTATACTGAGACGCAGATACTCATGGATACAATGGCACTAGTATTCGTTGGCGTGTGTGGCATATCAGGTGGATTAATTATGGGCATCATAAAAGGAGTAACAGACTATGAGAAAGAGAATAATACTGAGGAGGATCATGTTCCCAAGTAAATAACTTGGCGGGGATATCCTCCCCATTTTATTTTTACGTGAAAATATTACTCTATATTAGGAAGGTAGCTCAGGTGGTTAGAGCGCTAGCAAACCGCTAGAGGTCCGAGGTTCGAGTCCTCGCCTTTTTATTTTTTATGTCAAAATGGAGGTGACAATTATGACAGCAGAGGCATGTATTAAAGCAATCCTTAAGATGAATGAGGATATCCTTGGAGACCCTAAGTATATTATACCGGCTCCTTATTATATCAATAAGGTATGGGATAATCATAATAGAACTTGGGGTCTCGTAAATTTTATCATCAAAGACCTAAGTATTATGACTCAGAAGAATATTAACGACTATGTTAATGAATTCTTCAAGCCGTATCTTAGGGCTATTCAACCGCTTCCTGGTGACGAAAAGTCTAAAGATGATAATCTTATTCCACAGATTGGACCTAATGGCCAAATAACATTTATTGATATCATGAAGGAGGATCAAAATGGACAAGAAAATTAATGGAGGAAATATCCTCTACATCTGTAACGGAAAAGAATGTATAAATGGTAGCTGTAAAAGAAACGTCAAATTACCGTGTCATCATACAACATTTTTAGAATTTGCTAAAAACTGGGATAAAGTTCCAAACGAGGAAGAACTTAATAAATCATTTGAAATCATAAAGATCGATGGTTTACCCATTGTTTGGGTAGAGAAGGAGGATCAAAATGAAGAAACGATGGTTTAATACTCTTACAAAGAAAGAACAGAAAATTTTAATTAATAATATTAAACGTAGAAAGGAACTAATAGTTAAAATGAAAGCTGAAGGATATTCAGATGACGAAATCGAGGCAGAATTATGGAGGATTGATCAAAATGGACAAGAAGGAAGCTAAAAAGGTCTTAGAGGATATGATCATGGTTTCACACGAGGCAATGGGTAACGAGGCAGAACGTCTCAAGACTGTAGAGGCTATGCGGGTGGCTATTGCTTGCATAAATAATTCAGTCTTATCTGAAAATTTTTATGATACAGATTATAAAAAAGGATTCGAGGATGGTTTTCAAGAAGCTCTTGAAGGAGAAGGAGAAATCTATGTTACTTTAGATAATGACCGTAGTATAAAGGAGGAGGTTTTAGAGCGGATAAGACCCAAAGGCGAGTGGGACAAACCATTCTTTTGGAATGGTAAAACATTCCATAAATGCACAAATTGCTGTATATCAACTGAATTAAGGTTAATTGACAATTTTTGCCCGAATTGCGGGGCAGATATGAGAAAAGGAGGCAGACGATGACACCAATGGGCTTAATAAGATTGCTTGATAGTGGAATGGTAGAAGAATTAAAAATGTACTACAATGGACAAAAGACAGTTGTTAATATTCGTAATCTTCCCGAAACAATGCCCGATTATGAAGTCAACAAACTCTGGAATAGTGAGGACGGAAAGGGTATTTCTGTGCTTTTGGCAGATAATATGGAACATTATCCTATACCGAAGTTTGTTGAGGATAAGACATATGAAGAAAATTATACAAGTATAACGACAGGGTATGCTACTTATAGTGCCGAAGATACAAGAGGTGACCAAAATGATTGAAAAACTTAAACCAATGAATTGCGTAAATTGTGGAGGAATAATTAATAGCGCTACTCTTATATGTCAATCTTGTGGTACACCTTACAGATATGATGAACAAAATAGATTGAGATTGATTCATAGTGAATTGAGATTCGAAACATTGCATGGTTCTATTTTTATGCCTGCATATTTTGTAGAAGAAAATCCACAAAGAGCTATGGAGATAACGCTTGTGCAAATGGCTGAAAAAATGAGTGAGAAACTTTTGCCATTTATTGAGTATAGGCAGTCGTTTGATGTCCCTCATTACGAGTATATAACTCATGGTAGAATAAAGGTAGCAATACCAGGCACAACGAGTTTTACTACACCTATCTGGAATGATAAGAAATTATTGGAGGTTCAAAATGAAACGAATACTTGATATAGATGATAACTTGTTTGTTCGGTTGTTTGATAACGGAACAGAACTATCAAAAGAGGATAAAGAGAAACTCGAAACTTCTGTTAGAAATAGCCTGCTTATTACAGATAGACCTGCGGTAATTATAAACAGGCAATTTCTTTACATAACGCAAGGGCATATAGACGCTATGGTAGAGTACGAAAAAGAACAGGCAAGACAGGAAGTGTTTGAGTCCATTTTAAGGAGTTTGAACGGTGCTACAATCGTAGAGCCTCGTATAGAGTATGGAACAGACAGACAACCATATAAGATGTCTATGACAAGCGGACAAGTAGTACCTGACAATTTGCAAGGTTGGAGATATGAGAAAGGAGGCAGACAATGAGCAGACCACCGATTAAAGCAATAACGGCAATAAAGAATTATTGCGAGAAAACACAGTGCAGAAGATGTGTTTTCGGGTTTGAAGAGAAGAACTATCATTATGTCGGATGCCGATTGATGGAGACAACACCTTGCGATTGGGATGTTGAAGAAAAGGAGGCAGATATGAGAGGAGGAGAAAATGACTTGTAAAGATTGTATTCATAGTGGATTGTGTTATAAGGAAAACGACTATAAGAATTTTCCTGATAGATGTGGAGACTTTATTTCTGATGATAGACCACAAGGCAAGTGGAAATTAGACGAGTATGGCTTACCTTATTGTGATAAATGCAATATACACCCCGATTATACAAGTAACTTCTGCCCTAATTGTGGAGCAGATATGAGAGGTGATCAAAATGAATGAAAAGTTATTACCTTGTCCAGTTTGTGGATACGATAAACCGGTTATACTGCCAGGCTTTTATGGCGGATTCTATGTTCATTGTCCTAGATATGCGTGCCCTAAGGAATTTATGGTAATATATCCTACAAAGGAGCAGGCAATTGATTCATGGAATAGAGCAAAAAGGAGGAGCTAGAATGAGAAAGTACGTATGGGAATGTGATCGATGTGGTAAGCAGTTTGGGCCGCGTGTTCTAGAAAAAGGTGAGGTATATCTTACTCGTAAACGTGATTGTGATATAGATCTATGTGAAGATTGTATGGTATCACTTTCAAAATGGTTTGCCACACATAATCAATGCGATGAAAAACCAGAAATTTACTCAGAATTTAAAAAGTTAATATTTAAAGAAACAAGGTCCGATGGAAGAATATCCCATAATGACGAGGAATATACAAAAGAAGAACTTGGGCCCGATAAATACTATGAACTTGGCGAAAAAACAAAGGAAATAAAATCTCTAGTAGGACAGATATTAGAGATTAATCCTAATTTGCGTGGGTTCACTGGTTATTTGTCTAATGGGACGTTAAGTGTTAGGTGGGATCTGTCTGAGTATATTGACTATTATACTACTTTTACTGAGGAGAAATCTAATGACTAAAATCACAGCGATTATCTGCGCGATAGCCTATTGCATATGCACGTACACATCAGTATGTATGAGGCGTCCGCCAATAGAGATTCCAAGTGTAATGCAGGTATATCTGTCGTTTACACAGGAGGAGCAGGATGCTTTACCTGTAGATGTGAAGGCTAATGTTGCAGAGATGGAACTATCTGAATTCAAAATGCTTAGTGCAGTGTGTGAAGCTGAATCAGATAGAAACAAGAACGCCGAAAGCCTCGAAAACAGGACTCTTATAGCTTTAGTAATACTAAATAGGGTAGATTCTAAGAAATTCCCTAATACTATTACTAAAGTTCTGAAACAGAGAGGGCAGTTTGCAGTTGTTACGTCTGGCGCATACAAGCGAGTCGGGCGTACGAAGCTGTCTGATAGGGCTGTAATTGAGGCTGTTCGGCGTAAGTATCAAAATGAGGCCCCCAACATTTTATATTTCAATTGCCGAGGGTTTTTCCGTGGGCATAAGAGGTATAAGAAGGTTGGGGATAATTACTTTAGTTATTAAGGAGAATCAAAATGAATAGAGTAGGTTGGCTATTTGTAAATTATCGGATAAACAAAGATGAATTTAGCAAATGCAAAATAGAAGTAAGGGTTCCAATATTTGGACATATAAATCGAGTTGCTAGTCAAAAACCAACGTTTGTTATAACTGGAGAAAAGGCTTATAAGATATATAAATTACTAACAGAAAAATAATTTACGTGAAAATATTCTCCTTTAATAGGAAGCAGAACAACTAAACCTAACAAAAATAAAGGAGGATAAGACAATGAAGAACGTATTCAAGATCGCTGCAAAGGCAGCTTTTAATGTAACGGCGGCAACAACAGCAGACGCTTTAATAGCTCCAGTATTTGGACCTATTGGACCGATTCTGTTGGCAGTAGCTGTACCTGTTGACACAGTAAAGGGCATCAAAGTAGCAATTGAAGAAGCGGAGGTATCAGAAGACGATCACGAAGTTAAGAATGTTGAGTATACAGTTGTATCGGTAACACCTATCACCGAGGAGGAGGGATAACCTCCTCTTAGGTTTTGTCGGTTTACGTCAAAATAATCTTCTATAATAGGCAGTAATTGCTAAAATCTTATAAATCCAAAAGGAGGAATTTAAAATGGAAGAGAACATCATTAATGGAGGATTTGATCCTATGGAAGGCATCGGCATCGGAATCGAGGATGCACATGGTAGTGGATCTAACAGCAGCCTTAAGAGTGTTGGAACAACTCTTGGTATTGCAGCTGGTGTAGCTGTAGTATCGACGGTTATCATGACGCTTGGCGGGATTGCTATCAAGGATATTCACGACTACGGTAGCATCTCTAATGCGATGTATGTACGCAGACTTCGTAAGGAGGAACTCACAGCGATGAGGAAGGCTTCTAAGGAACCCAAGAAGGAAAAGAAGGACACAAGCAACGAAACCACAACCACGAAGGAGGGGGAATAACCCCCTCTGGGTTTTTGTCAAAATGGAGGTGACAAATGGCTAAACGAGAATGGACCGACAGAGATTTGGTCTATTGGGAGTTAATCAACTATTATGGAGAAAGTATCTCCGATAGAGTTAGTCACATCTATAGTTTAAAAAGGTTAAACTTTTGGGATGAGTATGCCTATGAGTGCATATGTGTCAGTCAGGCATTTAACTCTTTAGTTTGTTATTTGCAACAAAATGAGGATAGTAATGTCTTTGACCAGATTGATCGATATTATCAGGATATTCGAGATGCATATGGTAAAGCAAAACCCGGTAGTCCATTAAGCCGATCCTTGTTAGTTACGATTGGTATGATGGAGGATATGACAGAATATTTTAGTGTATTCTTTGGTACACCAATTTAAAACTAATCAACAATCGGAGGTTCAAAATGAATATTAATGAAACTACTACAACTTATATGAGTTGCATATCAAAGCGGGAGCTTGATCCGTATGAAAAACTTGGTTTTGCTATTATATGGCAACAACTCCAGGATCTTGATAAAGGTCTTAAAAGTGTAGATGAGACAAAAAGAGATAGTGCGATGATTCGTGCAAAAAAGTTTTTTGTTATAGAGTCGGATTGGTTTTCAGAACTTTGTCTTGACAAATGGGATGGTCCTAGAACATTAAGGCAGGCTCTTAAGAACTTTGATGAGTATGGAACAGTTTACAAATGGAAAGGAGATCAAAATGAGTGATATAAGTTTACAATTGGATGAGGCGTTTGAGAAATACATAGAGGCAATGGTTACGTGCAACGTGGCTAAAGACAAAGTTGCCAGTTTGCTGCAACAAAATATGGGAGTTGAGTGCGGGAAGTCACACGAACTGGCCAAGGCTATGTGTGATGCGGCATATAAAAAAGCAGTTGAGGAGGAGATCTGATGGGCAGTATGCTGAGAAATGATGGAGAACTCAGATTCGTTGAGGATATTGACAGATTTGGTCGTTCAAAATGGCACCTCGAGATATCCATTGAAACGCCGCATGAAAAACTTTTTAAAAGAGGTTCATGCAAACTTAAAGTAAAGAAGTATCAAAATGTAGAAGAATTCGAAGAACACAAACTGAATTAAAAGGAGAAATAAACATGAGAGAAGAAGTAATAAGCACTATAAAAGACATAATATTAACGAACATCTGGTATGTTGATGGCGGGTGTTTCTTTTGCCGTGGTACAGATGAGTCTTATCCATTGAATACAATTTATGAGGATAAAGAAAATGGTATCAAAATAGATGTCTGTTGGGCCGCAGAATACTTAGAGATTTTTGGTTTAACAAAAGATGAAGAAGATGATATAGATTTTTACTATTGTGCTCTTAGAGGTATTATTATTGGATTAAAAAGACTGGCATGGCATAGTGGATTTAATATTGGGAGTACTTTAAAAATAAAAGGACCTGAATTTGAAATAACTATAAATAAGGAGAATTACTATGAGAAAATGTGATAAAGCAAGAGAACATGATGCAATTGATGACGCGTTAGAAAATGAAGGAATAACATTAAAGGATTTGTATTTTCTTATGAAAGAAAAACATCAAATTCAGATACGTTATGGTACATACTATAACTATTTTATGGGTTACGGTAGATTTACGGACTTAGCACTTATAAGATGGAGCGCTGAAGAGCTCAAAATGCCTGTTGAGGTATTTAATGAATGTCTTAATGAGAGGTGTAACAGATACAAGCAGCGCAAGAGAAAGACTAAAGTTGTTGATAGGAGTGCTCATGAAGGAAACTTCAAAATAGTTCCACCGGCTAATCCTAAAGAAGTTGAGAGGTATCTTTATGGCCATGATACAGTAAGAGTTAATCTTCTAATGGACGAAGACAAGTATATTGGCGAGCTTTGTGATAATATAGCTAAGACTGATTTACCAAAATTACTTTATGGTCATTTGTCTTATGAAGACTTTGCTAAGTTTGATGATTGCTATGGTGACAAGGGTAATAATGATTGGTTAGTAAATGTTATTAATACAATCATAATAAATGTAGCTGAAGATATGAAGGAGACTAATAAAGATGGGTGATGAATTAGCAATGATTATTGATGATGCAGTAAAGGAAGCAGCTTTTATTCTTAATTGTATGATAAAGTTCGCTGATATTCCGAAGGGTGATAGTCACAAGAGGCGTTTCTTTGTTTACGGTAAGTCCATTAGAGATGTCCGTAATCCAGAGATAAAAACAAAATATGGCATAGGGATTTTATATATCATTGATGGAATCATTTATGAGGTAAAGAAACCACTAATGATTGAGCTTACTGTAGCAACTGCTAGAGTTTATGTTGATAGATTCATGGGTCTTGTTAATGACCTATCTAATGCATATTCCTCTGTTGATATTTGGCAGTTTGATATGGAGTTCATGCAAATGGTTGGATCCGGTAAAGTATCAAAAGTAACTGATAAGAAAATTATAGCTATGCTCAATAGAAGGAGGTCAAAATGATTTGTCCATTCAGAGAAGTAACAAATGTAACGGTAAAAGAAAACGGGTCAAGAAGATTTGAGAAAGGTTACTCGGAATGTTATGGGAATAACTGCCCGTTTTATATCGATAGGATTGATGTCAATCGACATGACTTTGGGATATGTACTAAGATAACTAATCCACATTATAGGAATATAGGAGGTCAAAATGAGTAAGGTTTACAGATGTGATCGTTGCGGAGAGATATTTGGTGAAGGCTCAGATGAATTAGCTAGTGCCAAAATAGGAACCGCAACTGGTCGTGAAGTTTTAGGAAAGATCATAAGAACTGGCGGATACAATGATTTGGATGTCTGTCCTAATTGTTATGAATCATTCAGGCGTTGGTGGTACAAACACAAAGTGCCGTCATCGGTTCCTGTTGAGGACACAATCTTAGGAAAGGCAGAAGATATTGAGGATCCGCATCCGCAGGAGATAATTTAAAATAAAATCGGCGCACGATCGTGGGTATTTGGTTTAACAATCACAAATTTATTATACCCCCTCGCTGGAAACGGTGGACTGTTATTTGAGTTAACTTTGAACCCCCAGCAATGTAGTGTTTAAATGGAGTTTGACGAACAGCCGATTATTTACAAGGAGAATCATAATGGCTGAACTTAATGACAAAGAGGTCTATTTCTCTAAATATTGTAAAACTTGCAAGTACAGATTCAAAAAGGAGAACCTAGATCCCTGCGAAGAATGTCTTGAGAACCCATCAAACAAAGGTTCTCACAAACCACTAAATTATATACCATCAGGAGGTAAATCATAATGGAATTACTTAATCAGATCTTAACAAACATTCTTATTTTCTTCATCACAGCAGTATTGATCGTTGTAGGTAATGCTTTACGTTCCTGGCTTAATGCCAAAATGATTGAAGCCGGGGAGTCTGGTAAAAGTACAGTTCTTGAGATGCTCTATCAGATAGTCAAAATGACTGTTGAAGGTATTGAGCAGATGTACAACAGTGGGGTGTGGACATCTGAGGATAAAAAACAACAGGCCATCGACCAGGTTTCTACTTGGGTAAAACAAAATGGATATGACTCCATGATATCTGAGGAGCTTATATCTTCAGTCATAGAGGCTTGTGTAAAGCAGATGAACGAAGACAAGCTTAATTATTCAGATGAGTCTTGATTTACGTTAAAATGTTCCTCTTTAATAGGCAGATAAGTTTTGTCCAAGCAGAAACGGAGGTGATAATATGGACAACGAGATCGTAGAAGCCAGGATTCAGAGACTATCAAAGGAGTATGATGAGGTTTGTGAAGCTGAAGGCTCTGATAGTGAGAAGGCAGCAAGAATAGCTGATCAGATTGATCACTGGATGTCAATGAAGGCAAGATACTTTAAGGAACCAGAACTAATTGAAAAGGCAACGCCTGGAAAATTAGAGACGTTCCTGACAGTAGCATTGCCAATAATTGACGTCGGTGGGAAGATCTTGGCGGCAGTCCTTGTACCTGTTGCTATGGAGAAAATGAAGGAGAGCCATCATACAAAAATGATGCACGAATGTTGGCAGTATGAACTCGATGGTCGCGTCTTATCAAAGGCCGGTCAGATCGAGGTCGGACAAGCTTTAAAGCTTTAAACATTAGGGCAGGTGAATAACCTGCTCTTTTGTTTTTCAAAATAAAACTCACAGGACAGGATAAAGGAGGTGGCAAGTTGTTACCAGTATTTAATTGGCTCTCAGTCAATAGGGCATCTGTTATGACAGGTGCTGCTGTTGTTGGTATTGGTGCGTTAGGTGTAGTATCGTTCAGGTCAGGTATGCACTGTGCACCAATAATTGAGAGGTATCAAAATGACCTGACATTAACACCACAAGAGAAGCGACGAGCTATAGCCACAGAGGTTATACCGTATCTTATTCCACCGGTGTTAATCGCAACGGCTACAGGTGCTGCGGTTCTTGGCTCATACAGCCATCTTATGCGTGATGTTTCAGCTGCAAATGCTGTAGCAGCCATGTGTACGACCACTATGCAGGACTTGCGCCAACAGATGAAGGACGAATTGGGGCCAACGGCCGCACAAAGGATCGAAGATCACACGATCGAGCGTGAGGTTAAGCGTGTACCAGTATCAGACAAAATAGCTCATACTGGTCATGGTGAGACTTTAGTACGTAACATGATAGGTGGTGGAGATTTCTACGCCTGTTATGAATATTTGAAGGAATGTTTTGATTGGGCAGCTCAATATGCTCTTAGGAATGGGTCTGTATCAATCAACACATTGTTAAATCAAATTGGTATCAGTAGTATTGATATTGGATATAATATTGGCTGGACAGATAAGGATGTTGAACAAAATAATGGAAAACTTCCAGTTGATATTACAGCTATACTCGATGAGGAGTATAAACCTATATATGCCATTAGCTCCTTTGCTACACATGAGCTCTGGGGCTGAAAATATAATTCACAGGAGGTAATTCAAAATGGCAAATGAAATCAATGAGGCAGTAGCAGCAACAAACGAGGTATTGAATGAGGCATTGATCGCATCGGCACCCACATCTTTCGAGGCAGGTCCGGCACTTCCTTCTGGTAAGGTTAATCTCAACCTTCCTGCAGTTGGTGTTGGTGTTTTGATCGGAGGTCTTGCAATTGGTGCTGGTTATGGTTGTTACAAATTGATCGTTTATCTTAAGGGCAAGAAAACAAAGGAGGCTCAAAATGACACAGGAGACAAAGCGTAAGTTGATTATTAGTGCCTGTACGATTGCTGGACATGTAATTGGTTCAGGCTTGGCAAGTATGATTGTACAGACACCAGCGATGATTGATCAGCCTGGAATTATTAGGGTTGGTGGAGCATTATTAGTTGATGGTCTGTATACTGGAGTTGGCTATGTCGGAGGTAAGCTTATTGCTGACGAGGTAGCACATGAATATTAAGGAGGATCAAAATGGCAGAGAGGAATATGGACTTCCCTAGCAACTCTAATGTTAGCAGAGAAGTATCTTCAAAACCACCTGTCACTCCGATTGTTGATAGCTCTGCAGTATCTTCCGCTTCAAATCACTTGGGGCGGAAGGTGCTCAGGGCACTTATCAGCCCGGACGCGACAAATATACCTGAGTTTATATTTAACACCATAATGACAACAACTAAGCAGGCATTTGTTGATACTGTTACAATGTTATTTATTGGTGGTAATAGAGTTAGTGGATATACACCACCAACTTATACAAGTTCCGGTGGTTATACACCTTATAATTCACGTTACAAGTACAATAATCCACAGAATGCATACAGTCAAAATAGGGGCAATCCATCATGGTATGGTAATCCGCCATTTGAGCCCACAAACCGAGTTCCGCTTCAAAATGGTACAGGATTAATAGATTATCGTGATATTGTGGTGACTGACCCAAATAATGATATTAGAGAGGCTCGAAGGAAGGCTGAAGAGGTCATTGATCAAATTAAGGAAGAGCTAGTTCAGTATCACAAGTATAGATTGTATGATTTCTATGCACTATGTAATCAGACACCGGATCCTACAATGCAGTATTGGGGATGGAGGTTTGATCCATCAAATCCTAATGCCCCTGACACAATTCAACCTAATGATATTTATCTTAGGGCTGTTCCTGGTGGCTGGCATATTATTGTGCCTAATGTTGTACCAATTGAGAAAGATTAAGGAGAATCAAAATGAATATATTTATGATGGCGTCAAACTATTGGCGTACTTACACACCTGAGATTCTCTTGGGTATTGGTAGTGCGTCAATAGTTGGCGGAACTATATTTTCTATAAAAGGTGGAATGAGAGCATCAAAATGTATAGAAGAGTACAAAGTACGTATGCAGTTAATTGATGATACTCGTGAACTTGATAAAGATGGGAAACTTGAGGAATCCACACCTTATACAGAGGAAGATGCAAAATATGACACAC